CTATCCAATTTGGCAAAAATCTACCATTTTGAGCCGAATATGCCCTATTTGGTAGAATTTGGAAAATATTGGCCCCTAATTGGTCCCCAAATAGCTAGACACCGAGGGTTCCGATCTATAGAGTTATCCTTAGAAAAGTTAATCAATAGATTGACAAAGTAAGAGAGGAAACAGACAAGATGGCATACGGAAGAATAGTAGGTTACAGCAGGGGCGAGGACGCCGAGGCTGTACAGCAGGATACCTTAGAGGGAATTCTAAGATTTTGTTGGGATACTGGATACGCTGAATTTGTCGAGTTTGTCGGGGAAGATTCAGAATACGCTCGAGAAAAATACAACAAGTTCAAAGCTAACCCGATGAACTGGATTGAAAGTCTAGGAAGCGAAAACAAAAAAGAACTGATCAGGCGCGGTAATATGCTAGTCCTAAAGAATAAAATGGGCCGCAGTGATTGGGCGATAAGCAGGCAGGAAGGGCAGGCCTAACCCACTAACTAAGATCCTTACTGAGTGATCCGATCTGCGGATCGGGTCACTCGGCAAGTAGCTTAGAAAAGTTACAAAAGCAAAGGCACAAGGATACGCTTGTGGCCAGGGAGAGAGGGAACCAAAAAATGATTAGAATGATCAATAAGTACGAATTTAGAGACGCATTCATGGAGGGACAATATAAGAACAATTTCAGCTATGAAGGATTAGCCGCATTGTTTGAATACTTAGAAGAATTAGAGGAATCAACGGATGGAGATATAAAACTCGACGTGGTCGCTATAGCTTGCGACTTTTCAGAGTATGAATGTTTCGACTGCCTAAAGGAAGACTATGGCGACAGATTCGAAAGTATCGAAGATCTACAAGATTACACGACAGTTATCGAAGTTGGGCAAGATACAGATCGGATCATCATTCAAGCATTTTAGGAGGTTTATTCGGTGAGTGTTTCACGTGAAACACTCACCAGATAAATAGCTTAGATGAGCTATAGAAAAGGGAGAGGAAACGACATGAGGATCAGAGATATTGATCACGCTGAAAATATGCCAAGGCTAGAGAGGATGCCAAGGCGAAAAGAGAGGATTGAAAGATGATTATACGGGAGTTCGCTGCAAAGTCTGCCAAAGGTGGGAAGCTGACTAGAGTTTGGTTAGAGGAGTCCACTAATAGCAGATGGCTATCAGATCATGGATTCATTAGGGGCGAAAAATATAAGGAGATACTGGGCGACGATTCACTAACGATCTTACTAGATTGCGAAGGGTCAAAAGTTGTATCAGGTAAGGACACGCGATCACTTTTCGACATCACGAAAAAGCGAGAAAATCACGTGCCCTGTTTCTACCCTGATGTGCCCAAGACACTGATCGCAGAAATTGAACACGGGAAAATAGTAATTAAGTGCAAGGAGGAAAACTAGAATGACTAACAAGATTCAACAGAAGCACTTCTATACGGACGCCATATCCATCATGTGCCCTAATAAATGTGGCGCGTGGCTATTAAACGACGGCGAGATGGCAGTGGCTACGGAGTTTGCTGAAGGGATTTGGCACTGCCCAACATGCCAAGAAGATTTCGAGGCGCCGCCATTCAAGAGGACCGCCGCGCAAGAAAAATTCATGGACATTCATTTTAGCTGGAGCCTATAGGAGACGATAGCAGGGATAAATCACCCTGGCGACAAGGGAGGGAAAGTACTATGTTGAAAATTGAAACTAAGCAGAAATACCAGCACAAGATACAACAGCTGGAAGGACTGTTAGAAAGCCACCAAAGGTTTCAATGCAAAAGGGGACCATACCAAGCGCCTGAAACCTGCGCACTGTGTAGCGCATGGATAACATCAATAAGAATAGTGCAAGGGAGAGGAAACTAAATGATAAGTTTACTAGATAGCACACACGAGCACGAATACGAACCGATAGATTACCCGCTCACATTCCACAAGAAATGTTTTAAGAAATGGAATACGCAAGGCTACACAATCGGTGAGACTAGGAAGCTACAGGGTTACACAGCAGAGTATTACCGAACTATTCTGGATGGAGACTGGCGCGACGTATACACAGTATTCGAGGATACGCACTGCGAGTTTTGCGATCATTGTGACAAGAGAATTAAGAAGTATGATCAGGATTGCGATTGCTACCTATGCGAGTAGCAATAGCATCCGAACAGTGCCAAGGAAGGAGGACTTGCGCATATCGGGAACTGTAGTATAATAAAACAATAAGGTTAGGAACTAATCCGAACCGAAGAAAAGTTAGAGAGGAAACAAAAATGGAAAGCAAAAAAGTATACGCAGGATATGCAGCTTTTAGATTTAACGATCCGCATACCCATGCAATAGGCACAAATAAAAAAGAGGTAGAAGAGTTTTTAATAGATAGCATGCAAGTAACTGCTGACGAAGTATCAGGCTGTTGCGAGGCTGATCATCTATTTGTCCTGGAGTCGCCATGTGTAAATGAATATGGAAGCTGCTTTGATTTAGGTAACGATCAATACATGTGGGTAGATGAGGAAACTAATCAAGATCGTATCCAAGAGTGCTTAGAGGATGATGAAGTTATCAAGCTAGGCAACATAGAAAAAGTTAAGACAACTAACGTAACAGATCACTTTCAGATCATACACATTAGTTAAGAGAGGAAACTAATAATGGAACAATTTGAGGTAGGAGACATAGCGGTTTGCAATTGGGGATACAGTATGCAGCTTGTTAACTTTTATATAGTAGAGAAACGAACTAAAGCAAGCGTATGGTTTAAGCCTATCGGTAGCGACATTGTGAACCCTGACGAGTGGGGCCAGTCGGGATACAAGGTGCCTAATCTGAGCACGTCGGGCGAGACATTCCGAAAAAAAGTAAAGCAATTTGATAACGGATGGTCAACCATTGCTGGCCACGAATACACAGCGGCTGATACCTATGGTGGGATCATAACGAAATGGGATGGCACGCCACAGCGTTGGGATACATATGATTAATCCTGGAGAGGGGAAACTAATGATAATAGCAATAGCAACACTGGCAGGATGTTTAGCAATACCTATATCACTGTTCGTGATGATGATGATTGAGGAAGAAAGAGAGAAGAATAATGACTGAACAAACACTAGCAGACTACACACTAGGCTACATGCGCTATGAGCTAGAGACTGAGACTAGCGGAGCACGTAGCGCAGCGGATGATATAAAAGTAATCGAGGCAATAACAGAGAAGCTATGGGACTTGAATAGCTTTCCGTTAGGAGCTACTAAACGTGACTACCGACTAGCTATCCAAAAGTATTTACTTCTCTGGCTAGATGATATGGAAGCCGACGCAAGAGACGCATACGAGGGAGGGGCACGCGATGAGTCATAGAGAAAACGATGCACAGCGAGAGTTACAGCACGAGCAGGATTTAGAGGAGCAATGGGACAGGATACGAATACTACAGAACAGAGTAACATTCCTGGGTCGCCCGATGAATGCGCACTTAAAGTCAGGCTTTGAGCAGGGGCTAATCGAGTGGAGAGAGGAGATCCGAGAGGACATAGAAGACCTAATGTTGCATCACATGCGGGATCGAACTAGCACCCAAGCGCCTGAAGTTTAGTTACTAGGAGGGATTATGGTTTGTGTAGATTGCGACCAGCTTGAGGATGTTTGCACCTGCGATGATGAGTTTACAGAGGATTGCTCACGGTGCGGTGAGTTATTTAATACGGAGGTGGAGAGCAAATGGTATGCACAAAAGAGTAGAGAAGATGTGTGATAGCTGCTTTGAGGAGGAGGTAACAGCAGAACAATACGACGTAAAAGAAATAGAGAAGGAGTTATACGAATGAAAGAAAGTGAGATGTGGATCAGCGCCACTAAAGCTGCCGAGCGTGCCGAGGTACGTAAGGATGAGATGCTAAAGCTATTAGCAAACGGGCGGGTGCCTGCTATCAAGACTGATAAGGGTAGGTGGAAGGTACCTATCAGAGCGTTTGAAAAGTGGTTAAGCAAAAGGGAGGATGCACTAAACCACAGGGCAGCAGATGAGGCACGGGCCAGACGTGAAGCAATACAGGGCGATGCGATGGATTCACCCGCTAGCCCTGGCATAGAGAGAGGAATGGCTAATGACCGAACCGAAGGTGAAGTTTAGAAAACTGACCGTCTATTACGTAGCGTTTGATGAGGATGACAGAGACATCAACTCAAACATTGAATGGATAGTCGGGCAGGCGGACCAAACAGATTTACGAGTAGCAGATTATGAGATAGAGGAGTGGAATAATGACTAATGAATTAAGTGAGCACGATAAGATAGGCGCAATACTATTTGAGTATGATGGTGTTTATTCAGGGCTTAGGTTAAAGATGACCTACTACCCGAGGTACTCTGATGAGTGGGAAACTAGCCCTGACGATCCTGACCCGCATACACAAAATATACGCAGGCTTATCGAGCAAGTGGATGCGCTAGATAAAAACTTATCGAAGTATCTGACGTTTGCAAGGCAAGAGACTCAGGTAACGCAGCAACAACAAGTGCAACAGGACTATAACAACGTGCCCGCACAGCAACAGGCACCGTATGTAGCACCACCACAGCAGCAACAGCAGGTACAACAGCCTCAGCAACAGCAGGGCGGTCATATGGTGCAAGAGGCTGTCAACTTAGGCGGTCAAGTGCAGTGCCCGACGCATGGTAAGTCTTCACCTAGTAAGTTCGGACCTCCTGGGTCAGTGTATTGCACTGCGCAAGACCCGAGCACTGCTAAGGGATACTGCGAATGGAAGTGGAGTCCCCAACAGTGATAGATCCTAACGTGTGGGAGGGGTGGGGTGACTCATCCCTCTTACAAGAGGAGTTAGCAAAACGCAGAGAGCGCCTTGCACCTTTAGGGAGGATGGCAAGGTACGAATACTTATGCGGAGCGTGCAGGAAATATGTTTGGTTCGATGCAGACGATACGGGTAAGGAATTTATGGCAGGTTCAAAGGTTGACCACCCCTGCTATGATTTTCAATCAGTGCCCGAACAGGAACCAGAACCAGAACAAGAACCACGCAGCCCGTATTGGTGGAAGGATAATAAATGGAATACACACGCAACGGAGAGAGGCTCGAATACAAAGTAGAACTTGACGGGGAACCAAGCTACACACCAGATACCCTGGACTTCAGGGCGGATAATGTGCGGATGGATAAGACTGGTGTACATGCCGCCATATCAGTACGCATAAACGATGCGGTGTTGCTTGGCTCGGATGTGTTTAACGTAGAGAGACTGGACCCACGACAACGACTCGCTAACAGAGTAGTCAAACAATTAAACGGTAATGGCACGCCATTGCTCGATGCAAATAAGATGCATCACTTAATGGATGAGTTCTGCCTAAACCTATGGGAAGAATTATCTCAGGATTCAGTAGCAGAGTTACTTGATATCAGTGGTGAGTTCACCACGCCTGACTTTCTCGTACCACCATTTGTGCTTGGGAATGGGGCAGGCACCATCCTCTATGGTGAGCCAGGGCGCGGTAAATCATGGCTTGCAATGCTCATAGCGCAGTCATTAGCCAGCGGATCGCAGAAGATTTGGAACGTAGCGCAGGAGAGACGGTGCTTATTCGTTAACTTAGAGAGGGATGAAGAGGGGATTAAGCGTCGGTTTAGGGCTGTGAACAGGGCATTAGGTATCGATCCGAACTTCAAGCCACTGATGATTAACCGTAAAGGCTGGACTTTGGAGCGTGTACGCACCAGCATTGAGCGCAGCATCAAAGAGTTCGAGATAGATTTAATAGTCCTAGACAGCATAAGTCGTGCAGGTATGGGACTCACGAACGATGAGGACGCTAATAAAATCATGGATACTATGAACGGATTTGGGGTGAGTTGGCTTGGTATAGCGCATACCCCGAAGGGTAACACCGATACCCTGTTTGGTAGCCAGATGTTCTATGCCTCAGCTGATGTGGTATGCGTACTGAAAACTCAGGAGAAACTAGATGAAAATAAACTCGGAGTCAGCATACAGATAGACAAGGCCAACGATATTCCCAAGACACACATGCCACTACACGCCCTGAAATTCGATGAGTATGGGGTACTTGATGTGGATGTAGCTATGCAGATGGAGTTCCCTGAGTTGTCAGAATTTGCAATGACTAACGCAGAGAAGATTAGAGAATACCTGGAGATAAATGGAGAAGCTGACGCAGCCACCATAGCTCAAGGCACAGGAGTACACCGCACCACCGTAAGCGGGATACTTGCGAACAGCATGGAGTACATGACGGTAGATACAGGAGGCAAGACTAAAGTATTTAAGTTAGATGTCACGTATAACGACCCATTCTAAATGGTTCCTAATGAACTGTTGTGAACCCTAAACGGCGCACAACAGATGGAAAGTTTGTTGTTGTTGTCTAAGGATCTCAATATAACAACAACAAAAACATACGTAACATAGCGTACATCGTACATACGCTTGTTGTTATTCGCTCTCTAGTCTACGACTAGGCTCTAACAACAAGTAAGAAGGAGAGGAAATATGAAACGGACACCTTTAAAGAGAAGCGCAACGCCGATGAAAAGGGGCGCGTCTTTGAAGCCGAGAAGTAAGAAGCGACAGCAGCTGTATGCACGCAAGGGTGGCAGGCGCGACTTCGTAGCAGCATACCTGCGTGAGCACCCGAAGTGTGAGGCTCACATCTCAGTACATTGTCAGGGGCAAGCAGTGGATGTGCATGAGAAACTTGCACGCTCACAAGGAGGGAACATCCTACCTACTGAGGATGGGTCAATAGATAATTTCCTGGCTGTATGTAGGTACTGCCATACTTGGATAGGAGATAACCCGAACCAAGCGAGGCTAGCAGGGCTGCGATACAGCAGGTATCGAAAGTCAGGGGAGGGTGATTGATGTGGATACACGTACCGACTATTACGTCAGCATTGCTACAGGAGGAGGCGGACTTGACGCAGGGATTCAACGAGCAAGCCCAAGCATTCGCCCAATACTGTACATGGAAAACGAAGCCGAAGCCCAAGCAGTCTTGGTTAAAAATATTCAAGAGAGAAGGGTGCATGATGCTCTTGTCTGGAGCGATATTAAATCCTACGATTATGAATCGCTACGCAACACAGTACCTCTCGGACTTGCAGGAGGGTACCCATGCCAACCATTCAGCAACGCAGGCAAACAAGACGAGAACGATCCCCGTATCCTCTGGCCTACAATCTCCAATGCGATACGGACAGTTAAGTTTGATTGGCTTTTCTTCGAGAATACAGCCTCACATCTGCGGATTGGAGGACACCAAGTCTTCCAGGAGCTACAGGAAATGGGCTACGTGGTTGCGTGCGACATCATCGCAGCGACGGAGACAGGAAGCCCACATAAAAGGGAAAGACTTTTCATCCTTGCGACAAGGGGAGATTTGGAATACTCCTACGAGCAGGGACTGGAAGGACTCAGCGAATCCATCACTGAACGCACCAACGAACTCGTTACTAGGCCGCCAAGCCCCACGATGGATGACGAGTGGGAGGAAATCATTGCGTTCAGACCAGACCTTGCGCCTGCAATTGAACCCGAAGTTCTCCGAGTGGCTCATGGGTATAAGCTCGACCTCAGTAGAGAATCGCGTCTCCGAGTTATTGGAAATTCAGTGGTACCAGACGTTGCACAATTAGCATGGGTTAGATTATGGGAGGAATTACATGGGGTATTACAAACAAAAACAAATACTTGAGGAGGAGGATTTTGTGCCAGAGAAAGAACACATAATTGTAGAGACAACGAAGGATGTTTACAAAAGAAACGCTAACAACAGGAACAGAGGGAAGGTGTATGAACGGAAGGTAGCAGCAGCTATAGGTGGGGTGCGTAACCTGGATAAGAGGTACAAACATCTTGATGTATACAACGAGACCACTTGCTACGAGGTGAAATCGACTCAGGCAAAGGTGCCAGCGTGGATTGACTCAGCAATGCAGCAGTGTGAGAAGGCGAGTGAGGAGAGTGGGTACGAGATGGGAGGGATTATAAAAGTCTGGACGCAGGGGAAGGCACGAGCTTTCTTGATTAAGGAGATTGACCTAACCGTGTATAACTGGACAGAGATAAGTGAAAAGGATGCAGAGAAAATAATAGAGGAAACATATGAGGAAACCAACGACTAAAGACAAGCTAATACAATTCATACGGTCACAACATCCACGTCCCGTGGCAGGCTATGAGCTAGTAAACAGAGATACTCCATACGGATGGTTGGGCTCGGAGGCGAACCGAGAGGCACGTAAGCTGGCGAATGCTGGCGTACTCACACCGCAGTATGGTACAGAAGATGGAGTTAAATACGTTTACTACACCATGACCAATGTTGAACCAGACAAAAGGCAAGGGAGGTTGTTTGAATGAAGATCACTAACAGGCTAGGGCTACCGCAGCCCATAGTAGAAGTCTTATCAAGAGATAACTATAGCAAGGGTGAGGCAGACTTTAGTGTGACTGAGCTAATAGATAGCCCGCGTCAAAAGGCACTGACGAACAGGCATAGAGATGAAATCACTGTGGACTGTATCGATCTCATTTATCAATTCGATGGCAAGGCGGTGCATTCTATCCTGGAAGGGGCAGAAGTCTCACCAGAGGTAGGGATTATTGAGGAGCGCCTATCTGTAGAGGTAGGACTCTACACAGTGTCAGGTGCTATCGACTACTACGACGTAAAACGTGGAGTCATACAGGATTATAAGCGTGTATCCACATGGGAAGTAGTCATGGGTATCAAGGAGGAGCGGTACAGACAGCTTAATCTATACGCTCACCTAGCTAGAGCTAATGGATGGGTGGTAAACGGCCTTGAGATTGTCTACCTGTTCCGTGACTGGTCTGAGGCACGCTCTAACAGGGAGCCAGACTACCCACCTGACAGAGCTATGCGTGTGGACATCCCGATGTGGACACCAGAGGCAACCGAACAATACCTGAAGGACAGAGTCAAGGCACACGTCGCTACTCGTATCCTGGCTGACGATGATTTACCTGACTGCACGGCAGAGGAGATGTGGTTAGATGAAACAGTCTACGCAGTCATGCGCAACGGGCGGAAGTCTGCGGTGCGTGCGACCAATGATAAGGGTGTAAAATTCAAGAGTCGTGGCGAGGCACAAAGGTGGATACAATCTAATGCACAGAACGATAGCAGCCTATACATAGAGCAACGACTAGGAGAGCCGAGGCGCTGCTTAAAGTTCTGTAACGTAGCTAATTTCTGCAACCAGTGGGGAGGGTAGCATGGAAGATTGTACTCACTACTGGCTTGTACCTGTACAGGGTTCAGGAGGAACCATCAAGGTATGTAAAGAATGCAGAGAGGAGCAGCCACTTGACCCAAGAACTATTGACGAGATGGTACCGCCCCTGCCACGCCCTAAGAGCCACTCAGGTGGCGGAGGAAGACCAAGAAGCAGGAGAAAAAAATGACATCACCACCTAAAACACCACTGACATCACGAGTTATGGCAGAGATTATCTATAAAGATGAAATGACACAGGAAGATATCGCAGAATTTCTACTCGAATGGCGTAGAGATGTCGAAGGCTATTGGGAATACTGTCATATCGGGGTGGCATTCTAATTGAAAATGGGCAGGGAGTCGGAGAGGAAACACCGACAACGCCCCACCCATCTTCGTTGTTACCCTTCAAGCGCCCCACGGAAAAGTTAAAAACGTGTCGCACATGAATTGATATACAATATATGATGACATAGGCGACGAGCGCAAGTGGGTGCGAAATGGATGAACAAGAAACTAAGAAGAAATCTTTTTTCAAACGAGTCTTCACGATACCAAATGTTAANCTTCCAGGTATCAGGGTCCGTATACCGAACTGGCGTACTCCCGAAGTCAACATAGGGTTACCTTCATTTGGTGGCTGGTCCCCACCATCAATCCGTGTGGCTTCGATGCGAGGATTACGCATCGTCGGTGGGGTGTGGCGTGTGGGAACAATCGGGATTGGCGTGGGTCTAATTGTCACTACGTTTGCGATCCTCTCTGCGGTTCGTGGATTAAACGCCGCCCCCACCTGGCCTTCACCTGCACTCTACGAAGCAAGCAGGGTAGAGCCTGACAAGAGCGTGCATGTCGGGCAGCCGTGGGAAGACTTCTTCACAGACCAGACACCTGCAGAAGTACGTGCGCTACAGACCATGACCTTGCAGTTGAATCTGTCAGGCGCACGAGCAGCGGACATCACTATTGATGGCTTGAACATAGGTAAGGCTTCTAACCTGACTGATGCTATCCAAGTAATAGGTAGCGTCGCTAACAACAATGCGTTCTATCTAGAATGCGATGAGATCATCATATCGAACGTGGTCGCTACAGCTTTGTCACTAGAGAACAGCGAGATATACGAGCTAGTGCTGACCAATAACATAGCGGACGGGTTAAGCGTGTCACCTACGCTCAACAACACCGTGTTAGATATCGTCGTGCAGTCGAGTCGTGGTGCTGTGACAGTGCCTGCCATTTCCAATGGCGACTATGACCGTATCATCATCGATACTCAAACAGCAGGCTCGAAATGCAGGACGCTTACCCTGTCCAACATCAAGGCGTTTGGTGCAGGCTTGAACCTAGATCACATCAAGGCGGGTAAGCTGACTATCCAATCAAGTACTATTGGTTCTGGTTCAGGAATCGATACCGCTGATTTTGTCATCTCTGCAACTACGAAAGTACAATCTTTCACCAGTACTGGCAACGTGGAAAAGCCTGTAAAGGTACAGTAGCTTGCGTAGGGTATTCTTAGGTGGGGTGGTACTCGCAGTTTTCCTTCTTTCTCCTGCGGTGATACCTCCTCAATATGTGGTCTCCTATAGCCCACCAGCTATACCTCCTGCTGTGGTGTTGATCGCTCCAGAATCGGCACCAGACGTGGGCATAGGGGCCACAACCCTACCCGACGTGACCCAAAGTGTAGAAACCCCACCCCTGCCTGACAGGACGCAACACACAGCTACCTATGGTAACGAAATAAAATACCTTACTGAGTGGCAGCTGATGGAGGTGCTTGCACAGACTTCCTGGAGGTCATATGTCATCAAGACCATCCAGATAGAGGACGGGTCATACATTCTTGACAGGCGACCGTTGCAATTCTTGTACGCACTCATGCTGTGCGAGTCAGGTGGCAGGGAAGATGCGGTAGGTGACCTTGATTTAGGTGTATCACTAGGAATCTTCCAGATTAATATTTCCTATTGGCCTCGACTACATAAAGAGTATAATTTATTGGACGCAGAAGACAACGCGCAAGCTGCGTATGTTGTCTGGAAAGCAATGGGATTCAAGGCTTGGAGTTGTTATGGCGGAGAACCTGTACCAATACAAAGTATCAGTGAGTAGGGTCGTTGACGGGGACACCGTGGATGTGGACGTGGACTTAGGCTTCGGCGTATGGCTACGCAACGAGCGTGTGCGACTGGCAGGCGTAGATACCCCTGAGAAAAGAACCAGAGATGCTGTCGAGAAAAAGGCGGGCATTAAGGCCAGTGAGTTCACAGCAAAGATGCTAACCGAGGCTGAGGAAGTTATCCTGGTGAGTCACGAGAAGGGCAAAGGGAAGTACGGGAGAATCCTCGGCACTCTGATGTGTGACGGGATGTCCCTGAACGATGCGCTGATTAGCTCAGGCAACGCTAAGGAATACTGGGGCGGGACAAAGACCTAAGACTTTTTCTTAGCTGCCTTCTTCTTTGCCACTGGCTTCTTCTTCACAGGAGCTTCTTTAGGCGCTTCTGCTGTTGCGGCTTCTACCTCAGACACGAGTTGCGCCTGTGCTTGTGCAGCGAGGTGCATTGAGCGTTCTATTCTATCCATTATTTCTTACCCTTCTTAGTAGATACAAACCTACCTTTAGAATCTCTCTTTAGAGTGACCAGCCCTGCGGTATCGTCACCCATGCCCATACGTGCTGCAGCCTGCCCCTTAATAACGGAGAGTCCTGCGGCTAGAGCCGAGGTGATAATGACAGTCACTGTATCAATGTCAAACCCATCAGCCATATTAGATGCGATAGCTAGGGAGATACCTGTTTGGACAGACGTGCTGATTGCACGTTCAAGAGTGTCTTTCATTTGCTCAGATAACATGTTAATACCTCTTTCTTTTTGTATTCTTAACCTTCACCCCTGCACGCTTCGCTGCCTTTTTTGCAGCGGCACGCCCCTTGGGTGTGTATGAATAATGTTTGGTCTTTCCACCTGATCGTACTGTCGGCATTACATACCTCCCGACTCTATCGAGTCTCGCTCCTCTAATAATTCTATACGAGTTTCCAGATCAGCAAGTCGTTTTTCTATAGATATATCTGTACCCGAAACTTCAGTCGCTGGCTCATCCCCGTTAATCATTGCCAGCAATACCGACTTGTCCCATGCTGGCCCTGGGTCGTTGGCTCTGCTCACACCGTCAGTCTCGTTGTGCCCGATGACTGTCTGGTCATTGGCTTCTAAACCTAGTTCGCCAAGTATCCATTTGTGTACCTGCACAGATGCTTCCATCATTGCGTCAGGCCAGCCGTCCTCATAGATGAAGTCATACCCATACCCTGGGTCTACGCTGAAGCCCTCATGCTCGATACCTACAGTGTACTTATTCGGGTTACCGCTTGGAAATGAATCCCAAGTAACTTTTGCTGTACGCCCTGCGTGCCATGCAGGAGAGTAGATGCTCACAGTCTGGGTGATGTTCCCATCACGGTCGATAATAAAGTGTGCTGACTTCTGAGTTGAGTTCGTTCTTGCCCACTCAATCATGGTTCTCGCATAGCCCTGCATGATATGGTTAATTACAGCGACTGGTTCCATTGTCTCAGGAGGTACATCACCATAGCCATACATCGTAGTCGCTATGTGATCTACGTCAGGCATCCACCCTCGTACTCCGTTATAGGTGGAAGCCATTAGGCTTTCTTCTTCATTCCCATAAGAGTCTTCGCTAGTGCTGCTTGCTTACGCCGCCGCTTGGAAAACTTGGATGGGTTACTTGATACCTTATTAGCGAATGCTTTGGTACCCATGCCCGCTTTCTCAGCTGCACTTCTGAATGCTCCTGGCCGCTTGATTGCCTTCTGTATCCATTTCTGATCTCTGCTACTATTTGCCATGATTACCACTTCACCTTATCTGCCCAATACGCTGCGCCCATTTTGCCGCGCTTTATATTAGCTCCGTGTCTAGCTTTAAAAGATTTCTTTCTTGCTTTTTCTTTAGGCGTTGAAGGATTTTTACCAGCACCAGACACACCTTGCTGACCAAACCGTATAACCTTACTCTTACCACCTTCTTTAGCAACAACTACATGCGACTTTGTTTTATGACTAGGGGTACGCTTAGGTCTGTTGTACCCTGCTACTCCTAGTTTTTTAAGCTGCGCATCTTTGCTGCTTTTAGCCAAACCTAACTCACTTTCGTAAAGATTATATGTGTTTCAGCCTTCAATGTAGAAGTACCACTCACACCATCTCTGGAGTACTGAAGCTGGAATGTTCCTGCGTCACTACCATTAACAATAGTGCCATTAAAGGTTGTAGAATTTACCTCCGTAGGATCAGCAGTACCATAACCATTTAAATTTACGTTTCCACCAATATATCGCGGATAATTGTACGTCCCACCACCAGAAGCATTAAATGCAGGATCGCCTGTATGTGCCCATGTAGTCTGACATCCAGCAGGTCCAGTCCATCCAAAACGCGCATCGGGAACAGTATCAGCCAGATACATAGCAAACATCTGGAATGTCCATATCTCATTCGCACCGATAGCTAATGACATACCCGTCACATCTTGAAGCGTACCACTGGAATCACTTACATCAGCAGTAAGCCGCACAATCCGAGTAGAAGTAAGGACATCAGTGCTTGTAATATTTCCATTACTATCTACCTTAAACTGACTCACTCCTGCAGAATCTTGAATGTCAAGAAAGTTTGCTCCTGCAGCATCACCAATACGCAAGATAATATTATTATCGTCAGTCGCCCAGATCAGCGGTACGAAATCTCGCTGCCCTTCTAAGGCTTGCTTAAATTGATTGATATCAAGGACGGCAGCTACGTTACCAGCCGAGACATCTGTTATCCCTGAATATGATGCACCCATAATGACTCCTTACACAGTATATCTCTGACCACGGTTCCATGAACCATTACCCCAATAGAATAATGGAGTCGTTATCGTGTTCGGAACTAACTCACTTAATAAAATACTATACACTTCATAGTCACTCTCCTGACCTCTACGGGTACCAGCAGACTGAATATCTTGTATTTTAACTACATAGTTCTGGCCGTCACGGTCGTAATATGTCATTTGCTTCGCAGGAGAATCGAACAGGAAGTTACGCTGGCGAATATATCCATCACGTTGTTTGCCCCCACCACGCAACTCTAAGCCATCAGATACTTCTACCTGCAGACTCCAAGTACGCACACGCTCAGGAAGCACAGCAGCCTCCATAGCTAACGAGCGTGGATGAGACGCATTCTCTGATGTTCCTGATACGTTATAACCTTCCAGTGCATAGCGCATGGAACGCCATCTTTCTAGCGACGCGCCTGACATGATACTAGCGTCATTACTTCTTAGAGGTAAGAGAATTATACTAAACTCCAATAAAAGTCGGTATATGGACTGCCAGTATTAAGATCAATCCACTGTTGTCCACCACCTTTAGCACCAAGAACCCTGTCGTGTATACCATAATCAAACTGCCAGTATAAATTCCACCATGAACCAGAACTAGCATTATCTACAATTGCTTGTACCGATGCAATGTACTTGTCTATATTGACTGCATTTAGGTCAACCCATGGCCCCCAAACATAACTTACATATCCAAGTTCATTATCACTTACATTCGTATCCGTACTAAAGTCTTCTCCTGAACGCGGTAATGTTATGTAACCGTCCCAAATGTTGAAATCGCGTGGACCAATTCCCACGTTATTATAAATTCTGTCTACAGCAATAAGAAGATGCAGTTCTGGATTTGTGCCACCCGTAGAGCCAGGAGGAACTGCGCTTATATTACGCATATTCCCATACTCATTTACACCAATAGGATGGAATCCACCAACATTCGGATCTCCCTTAAGTATGTGAGCATAATGATTACTTCTGTAAGTAGAATTACCACTTATATATTCTTCGCCATATGACCAGTCAGTTTGGAACGCTATATACAACCACTCACCATCAGTAGTAATAGCATTTATCTGACCGCTATAGAAATCATTTGCTTGTATAGGGAATATTCGCACTCAAGGTATTCGTTGATGGATTGAACTGAATTAAGTAACCATCATATGTACAATAAATATTCCCATCACGATATAGTACAGGAGTACTGCCATTAGTCTCGTTTGTTGTATCTTTAGCACCAATCCAGACATCTTCTGTACCAGTACCAGCAGCGTTTAATTTGTAAATACCATTCGTCTTAAACACATAGACAACATCATTATGTTCCAACAGACCAGTTACAGTTTCGGTTGTTTCACCAACCTGAATAGCAGAAGACCACGCAGCAATGCCCGTAGCATTAGTGCGTAACTCACCAGTCTTATCTATTCCGTATAGTATGGGATTACCTGATGTTTGCCCTTTAACCGCAAAATACAAGTGATCGCGTTCAGTTATTGCTGCGCCAGCAGCGTTTGTCCAACTACCTCCGCTATTATTTGTATACACATAGGTATACCCTAATCGTGTACCACTGCTATACCTACCCCAATAATCAACGAGTGAAATGAATACATATCCATTGAACTCAATAATGTCCAATGCCAATTCATACTTTATGCCAGCAGAACTATATGTTTCATACGAGAGTGTCCACGCAGTACCATTCCATAGATATACGTCACCAGCCACGCAGAAACGTACCTTGGCTTGTGTGCTTGACACGACCAAATCCTGTTGGCATCCAATCCTGATCGCCAAATCCGTCAGTGGGATATGTTTCTCGTTCATAATATAGCTGAGTACCAACGCGAGTTAACTTCCCTGGAGTTGATCCATCTATTCGTACCCCATAGTTATACACAATAGGCTGATTAGTACTAGCAATAGGATAGCCAGCACCTCCTGACCAGTCTTCAAAGGTAATAGGAACCTTTATTTCTGGTGGTACAGACGAGAATGTAAACGCCGCATTATCTACTCTTGGTGCAATTGCAGGAGCTAGTCCAGTCGCATAGCCGACAGTATCATCCCCTCCGTCAGAAAGATTGAAACCGATCTTGTCTCCATCGACTTCAAAAAAGATGTCATATGTACCACGGTTTGAGGACTTACTCATATGCGCTCTTAACTGACGGGGCGGAAGGCATGAACATTCTGTCCTTCACTTCGGACTTTCGCCTGTCAGCAAGAGCTATACGGTTACTTAACTGCTCCATAGACTCAGCACTCATACCTTCTCGCTCGAATAGTATCTGTGCTGCAGCACCGTAAAGTATTTGTGCGCTTGCCCCATCAACCTCAGTACTTCTAGTATTCTGTGCCGTACCAGTACCAAGACTACTGATATAGTCGCGCCCCTCAAGGCGCAATTGGTTCCCCGCATTCGGTATAAAGTTTAGATAAATTCTCTGAATCGTGTCATCACGCCTGACTTCGCGCCCCGCAAGCGTATCGTAGCGATCCGTAATACGGCTAGCGTCGCCAAAATAAAACCAAGCCCTCTCAGCAAATATGACAGTTCCCTGACTATCAGTCTCCGCCGTAATCTTGACTTGTAATGTTGTGCTGTTCTTTCCTTCGATGTCACCTTCTGCAATTAATAACTCCCAACCATTACCAGTGTGCATTTGTGAGATGATTGCGTCCGATGAATTGCTCACAATCGACGCATACACGCTCTGAGCACTCGGGAAGCCTCGATAGTATACCCAAACACCGAATGTCATTTTACGACCCGCTGCGCTCGATGCAGTGACACTGGACATGTTAGCTACATCCTGGACATACGTGGCTACTGCGCTGCCTGTAGTGTATAAACGCGTACAGCTATCTCTATATTTAGGCACCGTCACATCAGATGTACTGTCAGCTTCCAATGTTGCTGTAAAGTTAGTTGCGGTCCAATTAGTAAGCGCGTCTAGGTCTGCGGTATTGAGTAGGTTCCATGTGTTATTCGTTCCTATCGGCGTTTCCTCATACACACGCACAGGCCCGTGCCTTACTGATGAGGGAATATCAAATGAATTACTGTGCCCGTCGCCAGTAAGCGTCTCGTCATACACAATCTTGAACAAATCATCAATAACTCGGTACCTTGCTTCATCAATACACTGGTATTTAATAGCAGGATCGTACCTATGTAGCTCGTATTTCTGGTAGATCTGCGGTGCCACAGTGTAAGCAGGGGCAAATGTCATAGTTCCACTACTGGAAATAAAGCTGTCTAAGCGCCTAACCTCGTAGATGTTTTGGTCCTGAATAGGACGTACATAGAAATCGACCAGAGCGTCATCACCAAAGCGACTGAGCTTATCATCCACCATAGTAGTAACAGTACCAGCACTGCTGGTTTCTCCGACCCAATAGTCACCAATGAATTTAGAAAACCCATGCAAGATATCCAAACCGATCATACTCATGAAGACACCTCTACATGCGCTGCAACATCAATAGTTACATCTGGATTGACCGTCATGGTGCCTGTAGCTGCAGTCGAAATAATGGATTCTGATCCGTATGTATCTCGCCTAATCTGCACATCCCAGACATAATCGTATTCTCTAGCTCCCAGGATTGAGGTTTCTGCGTGCGTTAATACCACTTGCGCTTCACCATTTGGCCCGTCAGTGACGTAAATACCATCACCGATTTTACGCTGTACGATTGCTCCTGAGTCTGGTTCACTATAGCGAGCCTTTACTGTGAACCAAATAGATGCCAAATTACCAGCAGTAGTTAACGGGTATACGTTCTCTCGTAAGTCCCTAAACCGAAGGTACAAGATGAGATTATCTCCACGACGCATTTCAATGTGACGGACAGGTGCATATACGTTGTCGCCAGCACTCTCTGGTATCTGCGAGACATAGCACTTAGCCATGAGCCTTGCGCCAACTACCTGTAGCTCGGCTGGACCGCCCGAAACATCAATTAATCCTGTACCCGCTGCTGCTAATGTAACCATTGGATCTCCTGTCGCTGACACGTCTATAGTAGCAGTTCCCGCTGCTTGATATAAAGAATAAATATTTGCTGTCGCTGAACCAGTAACAGATATAGATGCCGTACCTGCTGCTGGCAGTATCTCGTAGATGTGAGCATCACCTGTTGCGTTAACAGCAATGTTAGCTGTACCTGCAGCTTGTACAAACTGCCCGCTAGAGAATAGCAGGATAGAAGATAGCGACATGACTACTCCTAGACTGTATTAATCGACCAAGGATACGCCCTGTCAGAGCCTCCAGTACGCTCTATCGTAGCTGTGAACGAGAACGGTGAAGTGACTGGCTCTGATTGGATGATTGGCTCTGCCTGTACACCACTGAATGTCTGGACTATGAAATCGTTTGTTGTACCTGACGTGAGTGTCTTTGTCTTTACCTTCAGGCGTAGCGTATCTCCTGCTTGCATAGCAGATAAGTCAATTTGAACAACATGTACACCAACATACGTGGATGTCCCCAGGGTTTGCTCGGTACCATCAGTGGTTTTTGTACCAGAGACTTGTACTTGTAATACCATGTCAGGCTCCTAACTTCCCAATACAGGAATGTCATCATCGGTGGCTGTTCCTGCCTCCATCTTGTCTCCATACGTTACGCAATCTGCATAATACTTATCCCATGTAGCTTTCTTTGTTGCGTCAGCTACGCCATACCCGCTCCCGTCATGGGATAGGCACCCCGTCTGGGTACCATGTAGTAGGTATGTCAGCGCCAGTCACTTCGTCGTAATCAGCAGAAGTGAAGTTGGGTAGGTATTGCACAGGGAGAGCTTCGTTAGGATTTTCCACCTTTGTCTGGTCTGTACCGATAGTGATTGTTGCTGAGTCTGGGTACATAAAGTGAATACTGCTATCTGACTTTTTTCTAATAAGTTTCATGTCGCTCCTTACGCCGTATCACCAAATACTTGCCGCATAATCAGTAGCTCTGTGGTACTTTTCGCTATAGCAAATGGGCTTCCCATTGTGCCCGAACGTCCTGCCGTAGTGCTTACGTCGCCATTACCTGCTGCGTAATACAGTTCTCCTGCGGTCAGCCCAGAGGTGGTGTACGTTTTTCCCGCCATACTAATAGTCACAGATTGACCATCGGTCACTGTGCTTTGTGCTAGACCAAGGATATTTGATCCAGTTTCAGAGCTTTTGTTCGGAATGTAATAACAACAACTCGTACTTGTACCACTGTAATCAATCCAATATGTACACCCGAATCCTTTTGTGGAATCATAGGTAACCATAGGGCCGTATGTTGCTGTAGAAGAAAACAGGTGAGGCTGCTCTTTCCAAAACACATCGTCTGTAGCAGCGCGATACTCAACTGTACCCATATACATATATTGCGATGCGCCATAGTTGCTGAACGTCACTACCGCACCGTATATGTCTGTACCAGATACCGCCCGCGCTGGTCCGAGATACTGGCCGTTGGACCCCATCGATGTATCGCCACTAAAGTTTTTAATTGTACTCGCTGTTAAGGTAGTGCCTGATGCAGTGACATATCCTGACAAGTAATAGTTACCTGATGCTGCGTTACATATTAGATATGTCTTTTTGGCTTGCGGGTCATAGGCTACTGCTGGCTTCTTATCAGGCTGTTCAGTACCTCCAAAAGCCACTGCCGTTCCTGCTACAACTGCGCTCGATGCGCCGCTACCAGTGAGCGAAAAAGCTCGCGCCTTTGTACCGCCGCTTGTATTATCTTTGTAAATCAGTACAGCCACTTCCTCATCTGAGTCCCACACCATGCTAAATCTATCGTCAACATTAACCCCTGCATCGGCTTGAACAGACGAACCCCACGTTATTGGTATTCCACCACTCGCGTCACCAACTATGATGTACATATCATTACTGATGGTGAATACGACTACCACTTGGCTTGTTGTTGGATTCCAACACATTGCAGTGCAAGTGCCTATCGCGCCAGAGTAGACAACTGTGCTGTAGCTCAATGGGTAGTAGGTAGTAGCTGCGTTATAATAAAGGCCGCGAAACTCAAGCTGATTGCTTAGATTTCGATATGCCACTATTGGTTGATCGTTTGCAGTATCGTAAGAACACGAAACGCCTGCATAAGACGTACCATAAGATTGGTTGCCATCAATATCAGCTAATACGCTTGAGGTCGGAGCTACTGCGGGGCTGGCTGCCGCTGTTCCAGTGAACGCTATTACGTTCTGGTGTAACTGATAGTAATAAGACTGATCGCGGTTCATCGCGTAGAAGCCTCGGGTGTTGTCAGGGTCATAGCTCGCGTCGAAGCCATTACTGCCAGCGTATGCCTGTGTAGATACACCCGTATTTGAACCACCGTTTGATTGCGTAGCAGTATTGCTTGCTATTTGGACTGCTTTCCCTGCCTTCCATGCAACTACTTTCCCTGCTGCCACAGCTCCGTCGGCTGTTAGTGTGACTTCTTGACCGCCCGTAGGAGCAGCCCATGTAGGAGGGTCCGTACTTGCGTTAACTCCACCGCTCGTTAGCACTGTACCCGCAGCACCAAGGGCTAACTCAGTAATTTCGCCATCATTATTACTAAAAAAGACTTTATCGTCACCACCTTCTAAGGTAGTAATCTCGTCAGGACCGTTTACTGTAGGCATCGCTTACTCCTATGTACAGGTAATTACTAATGCACCAGGAGTACCACCTAAGAATTGCACAGCATCTCCGTCAGTACATGTCACTGAACTTGTTAATGCACCACCGAGCATGAAGTTGGCAGATGTACCTGCAGAGTTATTCCATACGCCGAAATGTGTCGCTGTTGCCCAATCGCCACCAGAAGCGGCTGCAAAGGTTATCGAACCGTTATTTGATGTAGATCCACCTGAAGCTGCATTCCAACCGCCTGATGTTGTGTATGACTTACGGGCATATCCATTCGTAGAAGGCAGTTCATTTGTGCCTGTATCTCCTGGGTCAGCCGTGTGCAACGATACGTAATATGTCGCGTCAGGACTCATCAGATAGCCGTTGCCATCTATCAGGCGTGTGATGATGCTGTTTTCTAATTGATCACTGGCCATTATNNTCTCCTAAATATATGTGACAGAGCAGACTCCTCCCCAGAACAATCNGCCCTGCCACAATAATACTACAAGGTTACAGGTCTCGCGGAAGAGCTAATACAAGTACAAATGTATTGTCTCCTGCACTCGTTCCCGCCATGTTATTTTCATGGTTCCCTATAGACCAACCAAGCCCTTGTCCCAAAAACTGTGCATTTTCAAGACTGACAGCGCGAGTATCATTCGCATCCATCGTAATGACTGTGGTTCCTAGATCAGCCCTCTGTGAAGGCGGTCTGTTACCAGCGACCATAGTTACATCGTCACCTGTACCACCCTGATCTGTAAAAACGAAAACGATTCTACGACCAAGATAGCCACTTAGGTCAACATTGAAACCATCAGCGCCAGTAGCGATCTCTGTACCTAGAGTGCCCAAGGCACCTACGTTTAGATCCGCACTTTCAGCATTGAGAGCTAGATCTGTCACTGTTACTGTTGTAATAGCCATTTATCTATCCTCCCTATGTACCTTCAGTGCCGTAGATGTAGCACAATGCGTATGGTCGTGTGACCTTCGCACCGTATAGATGCAAGCCCTTAAGCGCATCCGAGAATGATCCCTCTGGGCGGTAAGCCTCAGTGTCATCAATCTGTTCAGCATAAGTAGCTGCTTCGTTTACACCTGTTTGAATGTAGTAGTTCACGCCTAAGCCACCAAGAGACGAGACGTTATTCGATACAAATATATCGAAGCCTGCAGCACGACCTATGTTGCCGTTCTTCAGGTCATCTCGGTTCGCTACGGTACCGTATGACACGAACCTATCATCCTTGAGCAACATACCCTCGAACCAAGGTGGCACAACTGCCCATCGTCCCCTGGTTGGGACGTTTTGCTCAGTGAGTGCAACACCTGCATTCACCAATGATACATACGCATTTGTTTCACCAGCGCCTGTGCCGATAGTTAATACTGCGGCTGCAGGTCCAGTGACATTGTTTGTTGATCCAGCCTGCAAAACGCTTGCTAGATATGTGTCTACAGCGTCTGCCATAGACCATGCGGTTTCCCTCGTAGCAGCATCCATCAACTTTGGCTTCTGCTGCCATCGGTCTATATCGTCGATCTCGAAGTTGAAATACTTGTTTTGAGTAATTTCAAGCACCATGTCTGAACCCTCTAGGGTCTCAGGAGCGTTGATTGCACCGTTCTTGGTGTAATCAGAGATAGTTACTCGACCAATTGAGTTGATCCGTACACTGTCTCCCGCTGCTTTGATGTCACCTTCGTAGTCACGGTTTAAGCGATCAGCAAAAACGTGTGACGCATTCAGGTTTTCGAGAATACGATTAGCCCAAATCTGAGGAATAAAGTTATCAATAGCCATTGATATTCATCCTTACTAATCTGGAGAGGCGAGAACCTTATCAACTACTTCTTTTGGAATATCGTTGATTTCGTCCCGACTCATTTTTGATAATTTTTCAAGAGTTAAACCCTTATACGAATTACCTGAAGCTGCTGGTGTCGGAGAGGAACCGTTCTGTGGGTCGGCGCTTTTCTTTCGAGTGCGTCGAGCATTACTAGATTTTTCCTGAACCAAGTCATCTATAGCACGTTCAGCTAAACTCATCGCTTCGCTGAGGGTCTGGTTCGGCTTCATGTCCCAAACAGCGTTTGGAATATCAGCTGGCTCAACACCCTTGCCACGCGCATAGGCTAGTACCTGTTGAGATGCAGTACGCACCTCATCCTGGGTAATAGCAGCTTGGGAAGATCCGTTGTTTGTAGCGGTACCTAGTTCTTGCAGTAATTCCTGTCGTAACTGATTACGCTCTGAAACTTTGTCTGATTCATAGCGTTGGCTTCTGATTTCGTTTAATACGTCTTCAGGGGCAGAATCTCTCAAACCAAGTTCTAACAGATCTCTCATCTGCGAAAGTTGCTGATTGACTGTATTCAGTTCCTCACGGGACACCATACCTTGAGTTCGGTTCTGTAGCTGATCTAAGGTCTTTGTGTAGCGCCCTAACATCGGCTTGAGTCTTTCGACATCATCCGCAGACGCATACTTGCCCTCGATGGCCGACATTACCTCGTCATAGGCCGAAGGTTCGGTTTCTTCTACTGTGTCCTCAACATCATCGACAACCTGATCTTCGAGAAGTACGTCATCCGTAGTCTCGACAGGTTCTTCAATCGACTCTGAAATTGGAGCAGTTTCGTTAACCACTATAAAACTCCTTTCTAAGAGTATACTGCCTACGCCATTGTTGGCATAGGATTTACCCACCCTAGTGTTTCAAGAGCACCCTGAATTTCTGGGCGTGTAAGTCTAAACATTTCGCGTTGCTGCCTGATATATGAATTAATCTGGCTATTTATGGGTTCCAGCATCATTGCAGTAGCGGGGTCTGAGTACTTAACAGATTCATACAAGTCTTGGAAACCATCTACTGTTGGCACTCGCTGACCGACAATCTGCTCGATAAGCGGCGCAAATGTACGCTCATATATCTCGGCACCAATGTCGTAATACCCTGATTCACGTACCGCACGCTTCGCAGCAACAACTGGCTGCAGCGGTGCGATATAGTACTTCTGATTAGTTTGGGTGAAGTCTTCTAGCTCCTCGCGTATCTCAGGCTCTAGTGATGCAAGTAATTGCTCTTGGTCTTTCGACACTCCATTCCAGTCCATTTTAACTCCACCGATGTTATTGGCATCATAGATGTTGTACCATGCAGTCTTTGCCTGCCCGAGTGGAGTAGTGTCACTGAACGCAGTCTCCTTGTAGATTTCTTTTTTACGGATCATTGTCTCGTAGTCAATCTTAGCTATGAGTTTTGCTAGTTCAGCAGGGGGGATAGCTGGATATGGCTGCCCATTAGCAGGGTTTATTTCACCCGCCGCACCTAGTTCAGCAAGTCGAACTAACTCTTTTTGCTGCTCTATTCGGTTTACATCAGCATCGTGCGCCTCTATAGAAATCTGCGCATCTTCATCGCCTCGCGCTGCATACTTTCGTTTATCCTCATAGTATTCCGAGTTGTATTCAGGATATAAGTCATCGAACAAACCCTTCGCTGCCCTAGGCATATCAGAGTAACCTACGGTTCCCTCCGCTATATTCATCATTGCTCGTTGCTCTGGGTTAAGAGTGTCCATCCACTTGGTAGCGGCGTTTTCGCGTAACTCAAATGCGGTTAGTGGGGCTGCGTTAATACCCAGGAATCCGAATGCTCCCGATGCTACTGGAGCTTCTCCGCGCACAACATCAATTTGTTCCTGAACCGATATCGGTAAGAAGTTCTCGCCAGCAACTGCAACTCCAGCTTTGAACGCATCGCCCATTGAATCAGGCCGCAATGATGTGCCTCCATAAGTCGCGCCTTTCAGAATGTCTATCGCAAACCCCGCTGTGAAGTTCGCTTTATTTTCTACTGTACGGAACAATGCGGAATCTGGACCCTCTAACATTCCTAGTGTGATTAGCTGGTACATGCTTTGCCACGGGCCAAATACGGAGATATCGGTACCAAAAGCTCTGATTTTCATAAAGTTTGAGTTCAGGTATGGGGTTCCGTCAGCCCTGAATTTGATAGGATTTACGTCAGTTTCCTCACCAGCCATCTTATTAGCGAAGAATACGAATCCGCTACCTAGTACAAGCAGCTTTACCATAGCGTCACGAGCATAATCTCCCGACGCATCCTGCCGAGAAGCGGCTTTTGATAGGGTCTCTAGCTGCGACCTGAAGAATTTAGGTGCGAATAGCAAACCTCTTTCAACATCAGTTGGCCTGTTATTAGTCCACCCTGTCATGTTATTTATTGTTTCTACAATTTCCCGCCTATCATCTAACGATGTGCGGGCAGCTGCACCTGACGGCGAGATCCCAAGGCCACTCAGAAAACTTCTATTTTCCATAGCCTGCACGAACATCATGTATCTAAACAAGTTTCCCTGCCGCGAAAAGTGCGTGTTGCTTAACTCAGCAAATGCGCCCAAACCGATTGTCTTGCCAAAGATTTCCCGATCTGTCTTTTTCAAAACGTCGAGGACTTTCGGCTGGTGCAGCAGCATCTCGCCTGTGGCATCGGCACTCATCCACTTACCATCTAAGTCTATAAAGTCTTTGATGCCAATTTTTACGTCTTGTCCGTTAATATTTACGGTCCGATTCCAGTTATTTAACACCATCTGATCCCATATTTGCGGGTTCATTATTGTGCCAGCGGTGGCTGTGTAGATAGCTTTAGACGCTGCTAAAGGATGCGATGCTATAGCCAACAACCCCTGTATCCCTGGGTTACTGAAGTCCATAGTTGCCAGTAGTGATCGAGACACACTATTAACTTGACCCAAGAATTTACCGAAACCGCCAAGTGGTCCCACGTTGTTAAAGTCACGCTCGATCTGCCTTGCAAATTCTTCCCCATAAAGTCGCCCTGATGGATCTCCTTGAATAGTGCGCCGTAGTGAAACAGGGGTACCTTGGTCATCAATTAACTCGACACCTCTTTTGGCTTGATTTAAGGCATCGTCATATTGCTTTTTAATGTTTCGGTAGTCAGTGCGAGCATCCTCAATACGTTCGACGTTAGCCTTGATACGATCATTGGCTCTCATTGCCATGCCCGCCTGACGGTTTGTATACATCTCACCCCGTTTGTATGCGCGATTTAATGTAGACAGTTGGGCTTCACTTGTCTTTTGATCTATGAATGCACGAATACTTGCCCACAATTCAGAGGCCTGTTCCTTATTCTGGCCGCGCAATGAGGACACATATTCGTTAAACTGTGTCCTAGACGCTACGTCATTCAGGATTTGAGTGTCCAAGTAATCTAGCTCGGCGAGCAATTTTTCGTTTTCAACGGTCATTTCTAAAAAGTCAGCATTCAATTTATTGATACGCTTTGCGTAATTAGCTGTTATTTCTTCTGGTCTGTTCATATTACTTGGGGGCCTGTTCAGGTAATTATCCAAGTCCTCCTCTAACTTTTCTTGCGCCTCACGAACTTTCCTTAAGTTTGTGTCCATTTTTCCAGCATTGCGACGCAATTGCGCTGCATTCGCTTTTTTAGTACGTTCATTGATACCAATTCCTTTAGCTCGTTCTAGGAAATCTGCTAAATCGCGCTGTCTCGCTCCTGTAAGCACACCCTGAAGTTCATCGAAGTTTGCTCTTAGTTGATTTAGTTCCTCTCTGAGAACCCCTAAGGTTAACGGATCGTCGGACGCATCAAGTGCTGCTTGAATGTCATCCATGTCTTTTTTAACCCTGTCTATAAATTCTTTTTGGGCGCGTGCGCTCTCTTTGCCATACACACTGCGTATTATCTTGTCTTCCCGCTGTCTGCCAATTAAGCGATACAACTTATTTCTACTTCGACTGAGACGCTTCACAAGCGTAGGGTGCTCTGCCTGCATAACTGCAGACATGTTTGTGCCGTAGGTTTCTAGCTGTGCATTCACCCATTTGCGGTTCACGGCATCAGTTGTAGACTTCAGACGGTCATCTATGAGGCCGAGAATATTCGTCTCGTACTGCAGACTATCATCAAGCCCCATCATCTCATCCATAGTGGCGATAGTCTTACCATCATCAAGCGTGGCTCGAGCCTGATTGGGAACAGACCCACCCAGAACCATCCCTCCTGGCCTGCCTTCACGCCTAGCTTGTTGGAGATCTCCTAANGCNTTGCGCGGGAAATATACTGAACGGTTAGCACCCGTTTCGCTGAACATCCCATTGGCTGAGTATGCGTTTTCTATGAANTCTCCTAGCATTGGTTGATCTGTTTTCAGATCTCGCACTCCTAGAGCATTGTCACCAGTGATGTAATCTACTTCGATATCATTAGCACGCTCGGCATTGTTNCCCTCAGCNAACATTTCGACAATATCTTCAAGCAATCTTTTGTGCGGCGGTGCAAGCAAGCCCTGATCTACTGCGGCATCTAGGTCATACATAGTTTTGTTATCGACCACTGTAGTGGGTAGGTCGCTTAACTTGAGCTTACCATCACCGATAAGGCTTTCAAACGAATCTATCTCTACATCTTTCCCTGCAGCATCTTGATAGGAAGTTTGCCTAAACCGACTTTGTAGTTCGGTCATCCGTCCCGAACGGACATTTTCTGCAGCTGACTGCGCAGCGTCATAGCCGAGGTATATCTGTCGTGCTTGGGGATTAAGTGTGAGCAGGTTCATCCCTTCTAAAGCCCGCCTGATCGGGTCGGTCATCTTATTGCGCCACGCATTGAGTGGGTTTCTTTCTGCCGCTGCACGCTGGTTATTGATTTCAGTATCAATCTTATTACCCAGATCATCGTCAAAGTCACGAGCATTTAGCTCGGCATCGTTCCAATCGTACTCGCGGTTTAGCTGTTCGCGCTCAGGTTTACTTAAATTGTTCCACCTCTTGCCATACGTTTGCTCCGCGATCACATTCTTCCGAGCAATCTGCCGCTCACGTTGGTTACTAAAACGCTCTGCCTCGTCTATCTGACTCAACTTGGCTTCAGCTTCTAGCTGCTGCCTTGTCATCGAATCAACTGAGTACGGACGCTCAGGATTAATGTAGCTACCTTTAGGTATGGAATTGTATTGCCAGTAGCCCAAATCGGGATCTACTAATTCCTGGGGTTTAGGCTCTATGACTGACCCACGACGTAATGCGTCACGTTGGGCACGACGATAAATGCCTTGTCGCTCTGCTGGTGTAGCGCCCTTAGCAGCTTGCAGAAGTGCCCGTACTCCAGCCACCTCATCTGCATCAATGCGCCCCATGCTCTGCAATAGACGACGAGATCCCATTGCTCCACCCATACCACCTGCCAGACCAGTGGCAAGTCCGAGACCTATACGCCAGCCTTTGCTAGCTCCAGCTTCTTCCAGCTTTCGGTCTGCCCAACCCTGCGCGGCTCTCGCCGATGCTGCTGTAGCCACCTCTGCACCTACTCTGGACCCTATACCGCGCGTACCTAAACCAGATGCAGGCTCTATTATCCCACCAGCCATACGCGCTATAGCACGTTTAGGGGCACTCCCCTGTAGTGCAGCCCGAGTCAAGGAGCCTCCCAAGCGTTGTGTTAACGGTCTGGCTGCTGCAGTTATAGCCCGACCGCCTGCTGCTCTTGCAGCCATCTGGCTACCTAGCAATGCAGGAGTTGCCGTACCACCTGTCAAAAATGAAGCGGCAACAAGGCCATAGTTGGATGGTCTGGAGCCTTCCTCTAGTATGAAGTTACCTATTTCATCTAGCGGGCCACGCATCTCAGGGAGTCTGAATCCTACCCGTTGAGATAGTGGAGTATCTGCTACGTTCCATGCGGTTCGCAGCGCACTACCCCCAACATCACGTACTGGCTCTGGCACTACTGCCCTGAACCCACTAGCTAATGCTCCCGCTGCGTCACCCACAGTACGGAACATAAAGTTTCTATCGTCTTTTTCTGAAAAGGTTGAGCCTGTCTGGGTGGGTCCAGTAGGGACTCGTGCAGTCGCAACACTGCCTACATCGCGCTGGTCATCGGCGGACTGAGTGAGATACCAGCTGTTCATGGCTATCCTCTAGGCATTGACGATGGTCTTGGCGCACGCGGTGCTTGTGGCGTTCCAGATCTAGATATGGGCCTAAGCGGTGCTTGTGGCCTGAAGCCCATTCCTTCTCTGCTCTGACCGCCACCCATTGCTCTCGATAACCTTTGCGGACTGCGGCTCATTGTGGCAGCTGGACCAGTTCGCGTTGCACCAAACCGTTGCTGTGCTTGCTGCTGGATTGTATTAATACCCCCTGGAAGCCCATAGTAAGACTTGGAGAAGGTATCCAGTTCTTGCCGTTCTAGCGGGTCTAGCCGACTTAACTGCTGCAATGTAGCCATCGGCATCTCGCGTACCTGCCCTGTAGTCGGATCAGTACGTGCTGCGAGCCTAAACCCTGGCAGCGCCTGCCCTTGTGCTATTGCCTTCAGAGCAGGAGACGCATATTGCCATGAAGTATCGTCTATCTGCTGCTGAGTAATCGGCTGATAGTTGTTTGCACTACCATACATGTTGAATCCATAATTCGGCATAACCATAATGCGCTCCTTCTAATATATTTCAAACTCAGACTCGATAATATCTGTTCGTCTCGGGGGTCTGAAGCCCACAGATGTTCCGTCTATCGAGAAGTCATCTCCCATTATTGATGGTATTCCACTCGGCCTTGCATTAATTCCAGTATTTACTGATTGCTGGTACTCGTTATACGCAGGAAGATCCCGTCCCCAGATATCACCACGCGGCTCTTGTCCCTGCATGTCATACAGTGGAGCTACTGGATTAAGTGTTTGATCACCATATTGCGACTGATTCACTCCCTGCGGTCGGAACGAAGGTAGTGGTTGATCGCCATATACCGACTGATTTACACCAGCTGGAAGTGGCATAGGTGCAGGTTGAGGAGTATCCACCATGATTTGCTCACCAAACTCCGAAAAGTTTACGCCCTGTGGCTGGAAGGCAGGTAGCGGTTGATCACCGTATGGAGATTGATTTACTCCCGCTGGAGGCATTGTCGGACCTAGCTCAGGCATTATAGCCTGATCCCCATAGGGCGACATATTTACACCTTGCGGAGAAAACGGCGGCAACGGCTGGTCGCCATACACAGACTGGTTCACCCCTGCAGGCGGCATAGATCGAGGTTGCTCTATGTTTATCTGTTCCCCGAACTCAGAGAAGTTCACTCCTTGCGGCGCAAAAGGAGGAAGTGGCTGATCGCCATATGGTGACATATTTACACCACTCGCAACTGCAATAGTTTCGTCGCCGTATGGTGAGAAATTTGGATCAACAAAGTCGCCAAGTGCAACAGAGAACCCCTCCTCACCATATGGGGAATAGCCCGTACCTTGTGGCCTAAACGCAGGTATCGCTGCATCCCCTTGAGCGGAATAGTTCACATCTCCTGGCAGGCGAGGAACAATTGGCTCGGGATACATTGGTACGTTCCTATCGAGACTCGAATCGCCCGCCTGTGGTGGCGACCCTGCGCGAGGAAGCCCTGCACTCGGGCCTCCAAGAGTTGCGCCTCCAACACTGCCTGCTCTTGGTAATCCACCTCCGTAATTAGTCTCCCAATGGAATGGGCCAGGAGGAAGATTACTTCGATTCAAAGGGTCCACAGGAACAGGAGTCGTTGGTGTAGGCGTATACCTAATACTTGGTGCCTCACGCGGTGCGTCGTACAGCGGTGTATTGGGCCTGCCTGCATCTCTCCCCGCAGCAGGAGGCATGTTAATTGGAGCAAACGCGCCATCGCCAAACTCTGAACCTACTGCGGGCGGAGCAAATATAGGCTGCTCAGGTGGCTGGAAGTTCGCTGCACCGAATTCCGCGCCTACTGGTTCGGTAGGCGTCCTGAACCCTCCTGGCATATTGCCGCCCATCAGAGATCTTCGTGCTGCAAGTTCCTCTGGGCTTATCGTTCTTTGAGGTGGGTTATCTGTTCTAGGGTCAAACGATTCAACAAGAGGTCCTGTATCAGTGGCAGGGTTATACAGCCCCTTACCTGTTGGCGTTGCTGACCCTGCTGCAGATGCTGCAGCATTAGCGCCCGTACCGCCTGTGCCGCCCGTACCGCCTGTACCGTTCGTACCGTTCGTACCGTCAGCACCGTTCGTACCGTTCGTGCCGTTCGTGCCGTCTGTACCTGAACCTGCATCGCCTGCACCTACAGGTGCAGGTGCTATGTTATCCCAACTTGTATCTCCAAGATCCGATGGCCTGAATCCTGCAGATGTGGCATCCATCATGTCGCGTATTTTGCCGCGATACTGGTTAATCATATCTGCTTGTGTAATTGGAGTGAATGGGCTTGGCTCCCCACGTTGCATGAACGCAGCAGAGATATAGTCACCAGCATTACGCAGAATATCTGCCTCGAACTTAGCCGCATCTAACTGACGGTCCATATATTGCGGAGCTAACTCCGCTGCACTTTGCGCCGTCCTGAATGTTCTGTCCTCAGCTTGCTGTGCTTCGTCGTATAGGCGAGCATCCCGTACATCTTGTACGTCCCAATTACGCCTTCTGTACATCACTTCATCTTCGCGTGTCCAGTTTCCTCGGCGAATTGCATCTTCTCGCGCCCACTCATCAGAGCGATCAGCAATGAAGTCTGCCCGATTCCTACCGTAGATGAAATCATCTCGGGCTGTGTCACGACCATACAGAGCATCTTCTCTGGCTGTGTCGCGACCGTATAGAGAATCCTGCCTGTCATACAGAGACGAAAGATCTGACAAATCCTGTGAGCGTCTGGTGGCGGCATCGCGCAACTGATCAGCACGGTTGCGTCCATAGATAGCATCCTCACGGGCTATTGCTCTCTGGG